TGGTCGGAGGTGGCGCAGCATGATCCGCTGTGGAGAAGGGGGCTGCACAACTACTCGTATCGAGGCGTTGAACACTGACGCGCCGCTCATCCGTGAGGATGTGCAGCCCTGCAAGGTCCTGCGCGTCGACAGCGATCACGAAGCATACGCGGAGAGCAAGCTCCTCGAAGCGGCTGCGGCGCTGCAGGAGACGGCGCTCATCCTTGGATCGCCGCATATTCGTTGCTGGTTCGACGAAGCGCTTCTTGCTCGCACGCAGAGCAACATACTGCAGATTCAGGATGCGGTCCTGGTGAAGTGGCGACGCCTGAATACACACGCGCTCGAATGCCTGCAGGCGTCGGAGGAACACGGCGAAGGGAGCGCAGAGTGAATCACAGAGAGACTCAGGCCCGTAAGACCTACCAGGATGCTCAGAGGGCTGTCATCAAGGCATGTGAAGACCTGCGAGAAGCGGAGATGTTCCTCGATTCCTTCGAGCGCGGTGAACGCTCAGCGGTGGGCGGCGCGGCTGCGGAATATCTCGCTCGAGAGGGGCAGCAGGCGTGCGAGTCACGACTCCCGTCGCTCTCCGAAGTAATCGCGAACCGGCACACGACTAATCTCCGTGCCGGAGATGACGTAGGCGAGCACTTCAACAGCCTCCCAGAGCGCATCGAGTTCCGCGCGGACAGCGAGCCGCTGGTAAGCGTCAACATCTCTCTCAGCCAGAGAGATTTTGAGCGTGTGCTGTTGGCTCTGCAGTCGCTGCTTGATGTTGTCGAGAGTGGCAGCAAGGGTGGGGCCAGCGGACATGGTTGTCATTCTTCCTCCTCGGTGAGGTGTGGTGGCTGCACTGCTTCGTGCGGCCTGGCGGGTGTTACACACCTTACCGGGGAGGGAGCCATCCGTGGTGCGGATGGTTCGTCTTCCTCAGCATCTTCCTCCGCTTACTCCTGCGGTGCTGAGGGAGACCGTGGCCTGCCGGGGGCCAGTGCTCATACCCCGGCAGGCCACACCGTTCAGGTGTCGAAGTACAAGATTTTCGCGCATCCCGAGGGCGGGGTGCGGCGAGGTTAGCTCCGTGGGGCCGGGTTTGAGTGTTGGTGGGTTGCGAGTCTCCGCCCGGCCCCACGGTCACCAGTTGAAAAGAAAGCGCCCCGGCCGATTGGGGTCGGCCGGGGCAGTCCAAGAAAGGACTATCAGTCATGAATCAGGTTAACACGACCGAGACAGTGGCGTTGAGTGCGCCGGTGTTAGAAGCGCTACGGCGCCTCGACGCGGTCATGAAGCTGCGCAAGCGCCAGACGGCCGCGCAAAAGCGGATTGCGTTGGCGCGCTCGCGTGCGCGTGAGGCACAGGGAGGAAAGCGGTGAACGCGATGAATGTTGCGAGGCTGTTCGTGGCGCTGGCCCTGCTGGTGCTGGCGTGGTGGCTCGGGTCCCTGATTGATGGGTGGGTGGCGGCTGC